TAGCCGTTGCCTTTGCCGACGGTGACGGCTCCGGTGCCCACCTCGGCCGCCCTGGCGCGTGCAACGGCCTCCTCCTCGCCGTACCAGCGCATGCGGTACTCCCAGGCGCCCATGGTGACGCCCACTTCGCGCATGTCCTGCTCCTTCTCGGCTGCCGTGTCCTGGATGATGCTGTCGTCGAACTGTACGTGGACCTCGCCCTCGTCAGGGACGCCCTCGCCGAAGGATCGCGAGAGGAACATAGAAGCCCTAGCAATCGAGACGAGCGGGCCCTCCAGGCTGTTCTCGTGCCTGCGGATGTTGCGCATGAGCGCCGAGTTGTCCGAGCTCACTTCCGTGGCCGTCTTGACGTACCCCCGGGAGTCATCCATGTCGAAGTAGTTGATGCCGAAGCCCGTAAGGTCGCCCAGCATCTGCAGGGCCACGCGGAACGCCTCGATCTGCCCGTTGGTGCGAAGTGCGGGCGCGAACTTCTGGATGGTGTCCTCGGTGCTCATGACCTTGCGGAAGATGGTGCAATCCTGCTTACCGAAGGGGATGGTGACGTTCTTGTTCCCGTCCTGCTTGCGGTCGAAGAGAACATCACTGAGAAAGACACGCATCTTGGAGAGGTCGATCTCGTTGATGAGCGCGTCGAAGGTGAGGTTCGCCGCTTGGACGGCGTCGATCGCGTCTGCGAACACGCTCTGCCCGTATGGCGACATGTCCACGCGCGTGTTCGTGACAGCTGGCTTGACGATGCCGAAGGTCGGGAAAGGGCATTCCGTGTCGTAGATTGGGAGGATGCCGACAGGAGCGAGCTCGTTGCCTTCATGGTCGAAGCAAACGGTGACGATCTTGTACGTTTCCTCGCTTTCCATGGCGAGAAGATCGTCCGCAAATTCGTTTGAATATGGCTCTTCGGTAGTTTGTGTGGGTGACCACCGACCGCTTTGCCCAGCTCACGTGTAGGAAACAGGTAGGATTGACAGGAGCGGCCCCGCAGGGGGCCGCTCGGCGCCCCTCTCCCGTAGGATCCCGCTTCGCCAAAGGCATCCGGAGCAACGGGAGGCGGACGCATGGCGAAGATTCTACGGTATGTCCTCGCGCCTGCGAGGACCGTCGCGGGGGGCGCGGCGATCGAGGGCGACGCGATCGTCGTGTCGGCGGGGCCGCACAGGAGGGGGCA